AGTCTACACTTGGGGGCCACCAGCCCGTGTGTAATAGAAGCTCTGCTAACTGTCGCCGGATAGTTCCGGCACGGTAAAAGTTGCCGGCTCGCTGTCCACTACTTCTAGGTTCTCAATGGTGTTAATGAACGCGTCGAGCGATGCGGGGACGATAACGCCTGAGCGTTGGCTGGCCTCGTAAGCCATAAAGGCTAAGTCTTCCATGCCAACGCCCGAGCCTAAGTCACTGGCGCGACGCTTAAAACGCCTTTCCCACGCAACAATGACAGCAAGGTTAGTGGTTACCTCGTAGGCGTCTTCGTTCTGGCGTTGTACTTTTAGCCGTAATTGCATGTCGGGCTACCTTTCGGGTTAGTTGTTTTTAGGATACGTCTACGGTGTAGGTGCCGCCGCGGATAACAATATCCATGGTGGCAAGTTCGCCCATTGACGCGTTCATAACTGGCAAAGTTTCAAGGTATCCGCCGCTAAGAGTAAAGCCGGGGTTTGTCGCTGAGTAGGTACCGGGTGTTGTTGGCGCAACTGGTGAAACAATGATAGTTGCGATTTGTGTACCCACAAGAGTGCTGAGCGTTGCGTACGACTCGCTCGCTGCGTAGCTCGCATACATTGTTAAGGTAAGTTCGTTTGCCTGAAGGCCAGCAGTGTAAACGCGAGCAGTGCCACCAAATGCAGTGGACTCTAAAGCCTCAATGGTTTGGTTAAGTTGCACGCTTGTGCACTGGTCTGACAAGTCAACAGCGCCAAAAAGCACGTTTGGATTTGAGAGATAGGTACTAGTTGCCATGGGGTTTACTCCTCGGGGTTTTCTTCTGCTTCTGTTTTAGCAGATTTTGCGGGCTTAGTGTGTGATTTCTCGACAATGAAACCGCCAGCCAAAAGGTAGGCGACATCGTGGCCGTCTGGGTTAAAAGGTTCGCCGACAATGCCGACTCTGGGACTGTTTACTACGTACATATTTTCCTAACCGGTTTGGGCCTGCATGGCTATGGTCAAGTCGTAGGCCGGATACTCAGCACCACCAATAATGGCGATAGTTGGGCGGCCGTCCTGCACACCAACTTTAGCGCCAATGACCTTGGCGGCAAGGTTCATAAGTGACCGTTGCGCGTCTAGGTTGTTTGGGCCAAGAGTGATGCAGCGCACTGGAAACAACATTTTTACGATGTTGAAGTTAAACGCCTCGAAGGTTGGCGCGTCAATAAAAACGCATGGCGGCACAAGGTTGCGCGGGTCATTTACTACCTGCAAGCCACTTACGGCGCTCAGCGTGCTAACTAGGTCGTCTAGAGCCTCGTTAAAGAGGTCTGTAAAGGTCACTGGCATGCGCTAGGCCACCTGCGGTCTGTCAATGCCAAGCAGTTGTTTGATGACGCCTGATAGGCCTGTAACGGTTACCGCGCCACCGTCTCCAAAACTCGAAAACGAGTCAATACTTCCCCGCTGGCGATAGAGCATTCCGCCATACTGGATAACTCCGAGCGTTACGTCGCCGCTTGGGCTAGTGCTGGGGTTGTCAATGTAACCAGCCTCTTGCCGACGACGGAAACAAAAAGCGTTTGCAGCTGCCGCGCATTGTGTCAAGAATGTGGTGTCGGCGGCCGTGGCTGTACCGATGCCTAACCAGTCCTCAATTTGCCCGGCTGTAATCCAAGTGCAAGTAGGCGAAAAAGTTAACGTGCCGGTTGCTGGGCCGCGCTCGACGTCTGCCGCCGTTAAAGCGAACAAGACTTGGTTTTGTATTGGCAAGTCGTAGTTAAAAAGCAGGTCGCCGTACTCGTCTACGCCCAAGTAATAAAACTGCGGGCAAGCGTACACGGTGCGCGTGCCGTTGAATGTTGCGTCAACGGACGCGACCGTAATACTGTCGCCGGGCTGAATAAGCGCGTTAGTGAGCAGTTGCAAAACGCCGTAGTTGTCAACGATTTGCTTATGCGTGATTGAGTAAACCGCCATGGCGGTAGCCCGCCTTTCGGGTTATGCGTTTACGAGCTTGACAAACTTGGTTGCGTCTGCCATGAAGACAGCTGCGTAACCGCGGAACGCAATAGTGCGGCCAAGCGTGCTTGGTACGTCCACTGAAATTGCGCCTTTCATCTGCTCGTAGAACTCGAAGCCCGCAGCTGCACCAGCGGCGTGACCAACTACACCAGAAAGTGTGCCGGTCGTGGTTCCGCCTGCCATGTTTTTGTCAACTACGAGCGACAAGCCCAATGGGTTGCCGTTCCATGAAGTTGCAGACTGTGTGCCTGCTGCGTTGTAGCCACCAAGTCCGGGTGCGCCAACAAATGGGAACACTGGGCGGTTGTCGCCGTCTACGGCCATACCAAGTTTTGCCCAAGTCAAAGGTGACACGACGTAATGGGTTGGCAAGTAGTTGCTGGTGTTTGAGATTTGGTAAGCCGCGCCGTAAACGGCCTCGACAATGTCTTGGCCTGAAAAACTGCTGAGCGTTTCGGTTTGTGTGGTCTGTGCTACCAACTGGTCTACTGCGTAGTTATCGGTTGCTTGACCGTAGGCGATTGCCAACTGCTCAAGAATAATGTTGATTGAAGCGGGGTCTGTCCAGTCCAAGTCTTGTTCGGAAACTGTTACATAGGTACCAAAAGTAAGCTTGCTTACGTCGTTATTAGAAACAACAACTGTTGACGCGTCAAGCGTGTTAAGTTGACCAGTTGGCTGTTCTGTTACTACTGGTCGTGTCGTAATTTTTGGACGACGGAATGTTGCGCCAGCGGTAGGCATCGCTTTTGTCCCGATTGCAGAAACGAAAGGCCTAATGGGGTTCAGCGAGTCATACACACTTCCGGTGATGATTTCGGGAAGGATACCACCTGTGTCGCCGGTGGTGATGTTTGGCGCAGCTGCTTTGATGCGTGCGTTCATTTCAGCAAAAACGCTGCCGCCTGCTGCCATTGCTGCGATGTATTCGCTAGGTGCTGGCAACTTAAATTGTGGTTTAGCAGTTGCCCACAAAGGAGCTGTAGGTGTTGATGCCTCTACTGCTAGTGCTTGGTTTTCCATGACGGGTGACTCCTCTGGGGTTTCTGTAGTTTCTTCTTCGGTTTCGTTCTCGTCGGTGTCGGGTTCCGTCTCTACTGATGTTATATCAGACTGGGCAGCAATTTGGTGGATTTTCGCATCGGCAAACGCGCCTTCCGAAACCATGCTTAATTCTGACCAGATAGCGGCGGTGACGTGCATAACGCCGTCTACCATTGTCCACTCTGTCGGTGTCGCCCCAACGCTTACCGAGTCGAGCACGCCGTCTTGGGCAAGTGTTAATGCTTCATCGCCAGCGTTAGTGGCTGAAATACGCGCGGCAAACATGACGCCTTCTGGTGTTTCTACGCGCTCGGTCACAATGCCAATGGGCTTTGTCGAGTCGTGGTACTGCATGAGTTTTGGCGCGGGGCCGTCAACTGGCAAACTGCCGGGCATAAAAAGCACCTCTTGGCCCGTACTGGTACGTGCGGCCACGTTATATGGCGCGGCTAAACCGTAAATTGTGCGCTTGGGCGTTGCGCCTTTAGCGGCCTCGACAGTAAAAGAGCTGGGGGTAAACCTAATCATTTGCGTACCTCGGGGTTTCTATTGTTGTTTCTGTTTCTACTTCAGAGTCGCCCATGTAGGACTCGCTTAAATATTCTTCTACGTCAAACTTAACGTAAGTGCCGTGCGGTAGCACGTTGTCGCTTGACAAGGTTTCTGAAATGCAGTCAATAAACGCCTTAGCGCCAAATAGGTAAAGGTCGGCGCGGGCACCTTGGCTGGTCGTGTACTGGTATGAGCCTTGGTCAATGCCGGCAAGGTAGTTGGGGATATTGGCTGCGCGGCAGAGTTCGCGGGCTTGGAAATCGCGAGACTCGACAAGAAGCATTTTGTCGGGGGTCGCGGTAGTGGCTTCGTATGTCAAGTACTCGTTTAGTGCTGCGGTTTGGTTTGTCATGCGCGCAGCGTTAAATGCTGCTGCCATGTCGGCTAGCTCTTGGCCGCTTAGAGGTTCGCCACCAACTTGGCGCAATACGCCCGCCGGTATGGCCGACTCGGCATTGCGTCGTGCGCTGGCCTCTAAACGTAAAGCAGTCGTAATGGCTTCGCTTGACGTGTAAAGCAAACCTTGTACCGGGCTAAGAAACTGAATTAGGTTTTCGGACTCGATAGGCAAACCGGAAAAGAAAACTTGGTTAGACGGCCCGAACCATACGGGGCCTGCTTGGTCTTGGGTGGTGACCATTGCAGCTGGTAGGCGCTCAAAGGAACTGGGGTAACCGTCGGCGGTACGGCTTTTGATGTACCAGAATGCGCGGCCGTAGAAGAAAAGGTCGTCAAATGTCCACGACAGAATGAAATTGTTTGTAACGCTTGGGTCTATACGAGCGAGCCATGCCCGGGGGGCAAGTGGTACTTCTTCCATCTCGTCGCCGTTCCAAATGTCGCGGAACATTTCAAGTTTTAGACAACCAATAACGCTGGCCATAAGGTCACGAGCGCGGCTAATGGTCGGTACGCGCATAGCAATTTGGCGCATTTCGCCATTGGTGTATGCATAGAAATTGTTTATTTGGGACGCGCCAGCATTACCGCCAGTGCCATAGCCCACGGCGGCTTTAATCTCTGGGTCTTGTGAAGTGCCTACTGCGGCAACTTTGTTACGTCCAAATAAAGCCATGTGGATATTGTGCCATTCTTTTGTGCGCGAGTTGTGGATAACCTCGCAAATCCCGACGAAATGCGAGGCTCTCCACCAGCGAGTGTACTACCTGCTGATAACAAGTAAAGGCTTGCCGGCAGAACTTGGGCGCGACTCTAAAGCGGCGGCCCATACCATGCACCGGGCTAACTCGATAGGCCCCGGGCTACGGGTAGAGCTGAGCGCCACACTGCCTTGGTGTTTAATCATCACGGCGCGCTCGACATGTTCGGCAAGTAGTTTTTCGCCAGTCTGACCAATGCGGTTTTCTACAATTAGCGACCGTACAGCAAGAGTCCATTTCAGCAACTCACGGTACCCAACGATAGTGCGGCGACGCTCATGCTTGGGCGGGCAATGAGTTTCTAAAACTGGCGTGATAGCAATGCGCAGCTGCGGGTTGCGTTCTACTTCGCGCTCAACACACGCCCACATTTCGGCCATGTTGTCTACGTCAAAAGCGGTAGTTATTACTGTCTTGTTTTCTACGCGCACGGCACGCACCCCCACATACCGGGCTTCGTCAATAGACTGCTCAATAGCGAGTACCCCGCCGGCTGGTACTTCGCCAGTAAATAGACACGCTTCCCAAAGGCCGTTTTCTAACCAGCCCGAATGACTGCTAGTCCACGTGTTGACCGAACCACGTAGAAACGCGTTGCGGTTTGGGGCCTTGGCTTCAGCCTCAATAACGCGCATGTCGAGTGTGTACCCAAGCGCGGGGTTTGCGTACTTCCAAGCCTCGGGCGTCATCGGGTCAATATTGCTAGGCGGCGAATACTCAGCGAAGTAAAGCGGGCCGTGGTCGCCGGCGTCAATAGCGCGTATGCCTTGCTCGCGCCACCGCAACATGGCTTTTGACTCTGGGGTGCCGGCAGTTGACCACATACTCATAAGCGGGTTTTTTCTT